ATATCACCTTGAACAACTACGCTGTTGTTGTCTAGGGTAATAGCAGTTAAACCAGTGCTGGATTTAATGTCATTACCGGTTACAGTTAAATCACCATTGATTGAAAAGTTACCACTACTGTCTAGACTTGCTCTGGTTATTTCTAGACTAGTTGGTCCATTGAGACCAAAGTTCATCTTAAAGTCTTCGGCACCTGGAGTAATCGCAGTAGATTCTACTTCAATATAACCGCCTCGTGTAAATGTTCCTGCGGCGGTTTCTACTTCAAAATCTAACTGTGTTGTCAAACCAACAGCAGGTGTGCCCGTGCTGTCTGTGCGTAAAGTTAACGCTCTAATCTGTCCGGTTGTATTTGCTGTAGTTCTTGTTGATCTTACTGGTCCAGTAGCACCACTACTTAAATCAGCAAGCAGTTCAACAGTTGAACCAGTGGCCGTTCTCACCGTTAAATCACCAGTTGTAGTGCTAATAGTGTTATCTGTTACCTTACCGACTGTGATATTACCTGCTGTAATACCACCGGTTATAACATCTCCTGTTACACGAGCATCACCAGTAACATCTAATGTGTAAGCAGGAGCAGTATTATTAATACCAACTTTGGTAGAACCTAGTGTGCTGTAATCTACATACAAACTGTCGTTGAAAAATTCTGCATTATTGCTGCCAAGGCGCAACAATGTGTAACTTCCTGGAAACACACCTGGACTTGTTTCAGTAAAGTTATCATCACTCCAATTTAACTGAATATCGGCAGTTGTTGTTGCTCCATGCCATATACCTGCTATGCTAGCAAATAATCTTTCAGCACCACCGCTGGTGCCATAACTGCGTCCAAACAACATTGCTGGTCCACCAATATTGTTATCATTGTTTGGTGCATCTGTAACACGCTCAAAAATACGCAAAGCACTCTTACCTTCACCGGGGCTTACATCACTGCTTACTACTCTGCGTTCAAATAGTGCAGGAGGAATAGCATCTGTAGAAATATAAAGTTTGTCGCTTAATTGGAAGCGTTGATTTGTATTGTCCCACTTCAAATACTGTGTAAAGCCCTTGAAGTTCAAATAACTGTCAGTGCCTGTGCTATCATTGTTCATGCTGATGCTTTCACCAGCAACACTGATAATACTACTACCTTCTATGTTACCATTTACATATAACTTGTCAGTTGTTGCAATTCTGCTATTTGTGTTATCCCAATAGATAGCCTTACCGGAACCATTAAAGTTCAAGTAACTGTTATTAGCGGTGCTATCTCTATTAATAGTAATGTATTCAGCAGTAGTTGTTAATGGATTGTTTAATATCCATTCAGTTACGCTTTCGTTCCAAACAATAGTTGCATCTGTGCCGCTAGTGCCACGCTCAACTGCAATAGTTGCGTTAACACCAGCAACACCTGTGCCTAATCCGTTAAGGGTTAGAGTTGTGGCAGCCACTGTGAATATATTTTGATCCGCTGTGATAATTCGTTCGCTGTCTTGGAATACAAGATTTAAGCCTGTGCCGTTAGTTAACGCTACAGGACTACCACCTGATGTTAAACTGACCTGCGCTTGAGTAGTAGTCAAACCGCTGGCCAAAACATAATAACTTGTGCCGTTAGTTAAACCATTTGCTGTTGCACTTACAAAAGTATAATTTTGTCCAGCACTCCAACCATGAGGTGCACTGAATACCAATGTATTGCCACCTGTAATGCTAGTAACAGTATCTGCAGAAAAACTGCTTTTACTTGTGCTAAAACGGAATTGATGATTGTTAGTGCTGTTATATGCCGCTGTTGCTGCCGCATATGAATTAACCGCTTGACTGTCACTGTCTACGGAATATAAAAGGCCGGTGCCATCATTTGTTGCGTATGGTGTTGCGCCTGTATTATTAGTTAAACGAACCGCGCTGTTTACTCTACCAGTAATACCTGCTTTGCCTGTAATTGCTGTTCTTTGTGTAGTATCAGTCCAAACTACATCATTGGTAGCAGTCCATGCTGAGTTTTCCCAAACAAGCATTTGACCATCGGCTGTGCCGTCTGGAATGTTGTCTGCTACTGTAGAAATTGTAATTGTGTTGGCATCGGTTCTAACAATATTCATGTTTGAACCAGCGGCTAATTTAACTGAATCAGTAAAACCTGCTGTGTTAGCCAATGTAATGTTAGCACCACCTGTTGCTGTAGTTGCTGAAATATTATAGTCAGCACCAGGAATAGCAGTAACATCAACCCATGTTAAATTACCATTACCGTCTGTGGTCATAACTTGGTCAGTTGTGCCATCGGGTAATGGGAATGTGTAGTTTGGTAAACTTAATGTGTTTTGTAGTGTAACTTCACCTACTAGTAATGTGCTACCTTGAACAGTTAAATTACCGCCTACATTTAAATTACCTGTGATTTGTCCAGCGCCAGCATTTGGAACTTGCAGACCACTGGCATTATACAGAGTAGTAAAATTGCTTGAAGCAACTTCACCTGTATTTGCTGTTGATTCATATAAACTTGGCATTGTTTAATCCTTACTTAATATTGTATTGGCGATACTGTCGTGGTTGCCAAATGCTGGATAATCTAGTATGACCACCACTCCATTTACCCAAGTTGTTTTGATCTTCAACTGCTTCCCAAGCACTCATGAACTTTGCTTGATATGTTGCGGCATCTGTTTCGTTGTGACGCTTGATATAGTATTCGCGTAGAGTAGAGTAAATGTAACCTTCTGGCCAAGTTTGCAATACTGGATTTGTTTGTGTATTTAAATCAGTTAATTTGATGTTTGTAATTGTGCCTGTTGTTGGTATTGTTCCACCTGTTACAGTAACAGTGATTTGTGTTGCGCTATCAATGCTTAATACTTCAATAACACCACCGTTGTTAATAGAACCTGTGCCGTCTGTGGCTGTTAAATGAGCACCAACAGTAATACCAGCAGTTTCAACTAAGTTAGTAATAACCACAGTCCATGGACTTGAAGCACCTGTTACTGTTGATACTGTGCCAGTTGCGCTAACCAAAATATCTGCTACTGGGCTAAACAAGATTGGCCATGCTTTATAGTAATACATGTTAATCAAATCGCCTTCAGCGGCATATGGTAAGAATTTATATTTCTGTGCTACTTCACTGAACTTACCACGAATAACTGCGGGCACATTAACTGGTTGCAAATATAACTGAGCAATCATGCCCTGTGTAATAATATCTCTGTCACCAATACGGTCATAGACAATCCATGGACCAGTTTGACTGCTTGCACCATCGCCAGGAGGACTTTGGAATACTACTGTTCCGCTAACTGTGCCAGTGTTAGGCAAACTTAGTGTAACTACTAAACCATTGACATTAGTTACTGTAGCACCAACTGCTATACCTGTGCCACTAACTAAAAATCCTGCACTTACAGGTCTTGATGGAGTAGCCGCTAGCGTAATTGTTGATTGCCCACTAGTGCCTGTTGCTGACACTGAAGTTAGATATTGGATACCTTGTTTAAAAAACAAGATTGGTTTGTTCATGTCTCCCGGAATAGGAATGCCACCTTCGGCATCTACAACACCAATGTATTGTGGGTCATAAGGATCGCTACGCAATGCAGGTAACTCAATGTTACGCATTGATAGTTCACCTAGGAAAATACATTGTTTAATTTCTGCGTCATTTGTGCTGCCAGTAAAGTCTTTGATATACTCAACAAGCGCATCGGCTGTGGGAACGGTATACATTATTAATGTCCTCTAAAATATTTCTTCTCACCCTTTTTAGTTGGATAAGGAACTGCAACTGGGATAGGTAGTTTACCACCTGGATAACAAACATACTCTGGGTATTCTGTTTCAACAACTCTGTAGAACTGCGCTTTGAGAGTTCTATCATTTTTTAACGCACTCCATGGAATACCATCAAAATATTGATCACTGATACGAATAGCAATAACATGCGGTAAATCCATCCACTTGTATGTTAACTTACCATCTTCACCAATCGGTGCCATTGGATCGGGTATACCTTGCTCTGCGGCTGCTCTGTAATTTCTAACTGCTTCTTTAATTGCTTCTGTGTTTTGCTGTTCGCGTTTGATGTAAAACTTACCATCTTCGCGTCCTGTAGTAACTAGAATGTTACCGCTTTTATTGGCATTAGTTCTACGCCAATCGCCTTTCATGGATCTATACAAATCATCATTTTGTAATAACTTGTCTGCTACGCCATTGTGGTTGGTAATCATGCCACCGTGATCTTGGCGGTAATAGTTGTAGTTTTTTTCTGGATCTGTATCGTCCAGGTATTCGGGTTGATTGTTGCTCATAGTATTATTTAGCGTTTTTACACTCAGTAAAAAAGGCAACCGAAGTTGCCTTTTTGATTACTTAAATTCTTATTAAGAATTAAGGAGTAACATCGCCAGGGCCGATGTTTGTGCGGCTTACATAAGCGGCGTTACGAGCACCAGGTAGGTTGGCTTGTTGATCTGTTCCTGCAACGATGTTAGCCAATACGCCAACACCTGCTGGGTTACGAACAATCAATGTTCCTTCCATGATGAACTGGTCTAAACTAGCATCAGCATTACTGAATACTTCGTTGTTAGGACCTAGGTCACGCAAACTACCCCACTGAACAACATCTTCGTTCAAGAAGTAGATGCTGTGAGCGTTAACTTGATCCATGATCCAAGAATCAAAGATTTCGTATGTGTAGTTGAAGTCACCTTCATAAGTTTGGATTGTGTCACCACGGCTAGAATCAACACGGTTGATACCACGAGACTGAGCGATGTTATCGCTGATGCTTGTGCGTAGGCTTGTTGGAGCAACTACTGTGCGGATCTTAGCGTTGTAACGCTGTTCAGCAACTGTTACCAACTGCTTGTATAGAGCAGGGCTAAACAATTGGTTAGTGAAAGAACCACCTAAGAAAGAACTACCATTAGCATAAACGCGGAAAGCGTTAGAGATTTGCTGTGCCACATCGGTGTCTTCGTTGTTCAAGAAAGTATCGCAACCACTTAAACTACCAGAACCTGCTGTAGGGTTGATAGAGATTGTGCCAGCGAAAGAGTTCAATGAACCCATACGACGACCAGTTTGTCCACTTGGCAAACCACTTGCTGAACCAGTTTGGCCAGCATACTTTGTGCCGATTTGGTCAGCGCGAACTAATTGTAGTTCAACATCAAACATCAATTCAATCAATTGCTTGACTTCTTGATATGCTTGTGGGTCACCACCAGCCTGCATAACTGCACGAGCAGTTCCAGAACTAGCAATAGTTGTGCTGAAAATCTGTGTGTAGTTACCTAAGTTGTAACGACTATTAGATTCAGCGTTTGCTGTAGAAACAGCGGCACCTTCAACTTGCGCTTGAACGCCAGGTGTGCGATAGATGTCATCAGCCCATAGAGGTAATGTGCTGTTAACTTTACGCTTTTTGGACATAGCCATGTTTAGAACAGGGGTATCGTCCTTAACTCTGTTGGACACATCTAGGTCCAAATCCTTGACAACGATGTCGCTACCATATGCTGTAGTGCCGTTACCAATTTGACTTGTTGTAATTTCTGCCATTTTTAGGCTCCTTTAAAAATTATCTACCACCTCTGCCCGCTCGCAATCGTTGGAGTTGGGCAACTAAGAGGTTGTCTGCGGCTTTTTTATCACCGCCCTTGGCTTGTTCACGAAGTTTTTCAATATTGTCGTTTGAACCTTTGCTAGTATTTGTTGAACCTTTACGGCTTGTCAATGCTGCCATACTTGCACCAGCAGTTTTAGTTTGAGGCTTATCGCGATAGCGTAATCCATCTCTAACTAAACTTAACAATGCCTCATCGCCTGCGATAAGATCAATGTTTGGAATACCAGGCACTATTTCGCGCTTTGCGCCAGGATATGCTTTTTCAATCTTCTCACGAAGTTCGTTGTATACATACTCGTTTTTTAATTCCTTATCTTGGAAGTTTTTACGAGCAGTAGTTAAAGCCTCACTGACTTGCTGACTGCGAATTTGTTTGAACTGTTCAATAGCAGGTTGCAAACGATTAATTTGCTTTTGTTGCTGTCTAATGTATTGTTCATTCTGTGCCATGTTTGCTTGGATCCTTGCTATTTGGGCTGGATCTGTCGCACGAGCCAACTGCTGTTGGAAAGTATTTTGATATTGTTGTGTTTTCACAATTTCATCATATGCTTTCTTCAACTTAGGTTGAACCGTAAATTCCATTGCTAGCGTAAGTTGATCTTGGCGTGCTTTTGCTTCATTGACATACTCATCAAATTCTGCTCGCTCCACTTTCAACTGTCTTGCTTCTTCGTGTATTGCTGATCCTTGACCAAGAATGGCTGCGGCTTTCTTAGCATCAATAACTACTTCCTTGCCGTTCTTCATAAACTTGAATTTGGCGTTTGGGTTTGTTTCTGCAAACTCAATAAAGTCAATTAGTTCTTCTGCACTAGAATCATTACTATCAGTGCTTACCTCTTCAGGGGCTACTGCTTCTTGATCGTCGCTGGCATATTCTTCGTTGTTGGTATCACCAACTTCGGCTTCCTCATTGGGCGCCACAGAGGTTGAAGTTGCTGCCGCTTCTTCTTCTCCTGTTGCAGTTTGCTCGGCTTGCTGTCTAAGTAGATTACGCTCTGTTTGCTCTCGCATAGCGGTCATCTTAGCGGCAATACTATCCAAACTTGGGACTGCACTTTGTTCAGTGGCCGCCGGTGCTTGCACCTGGTTAGGGCTGATCGTTGTTTCCATTTATTTTCCTTATTCTGCGTCGGGCACTTCTTTAATGCTTACGACGCGGTTTTTTAAGTAAACCGCCCTTTTGAGGCTGTTTACAAAATTATCAATGCCCACTAGTTCATTGCTTAAAGCAATTCTACGAGCATTGTCTTCTGGCTGATGACTGCGAATGGACGCTAATTCATCAGCAAGACTGAATTTAAAATGATGAACAAACATCGCGAGATCTTTGTTCTTCAATAAGTTTTCAGCAAGACTGCCATAGTGTTTAACTTGATCCTTTTGAGATGTTGTTAACTTACTAGGTTGACTCAAGTCAACTGTCAGTCTGCTGTTGTAAAAATCAACTGTGTTATTATCTATCATATGCTATTCTATACTGTGTTTATTTAGTATTAACTATAAACCTTTGGCTCGCCCATGGCCAATGCCATCCAGTCCATTTGACTTTCAGCATCTTGACCTGCAACTTCTGCGGCAATCTGTTGTGCTTTAACTTTGCTCAACTCTGCATCAGCCAGTGCTTTCTGGTCTTGTGGGCCAGGCTGCTTGTTCTTCTGTGCTTCTTGTGCTTGTTGCATCATCTTAGCAATTTCTTCATCGCTTGGCAAGTAAACATCACAGTCTTTGACACCCAATGTATATAATGTATCAGCATAAGGCTTTTTAACTTTCTTATACATGTCAGGAGTCATAACACCTTGTTGAACCATACCTTGAACTGTTTGCATTAAACCTGTTTGGCACTTTTGGATTAATTGTAATCTGTTTAATGCGTTTTCTTCGCTGTTCATGCCCAGTGCTAGTTCAATGTGTAATTGCTTACGGTCTGTCATTGAAGTCATTTCATCCCAAGCAACATAGTCCATAAACTCTGGCTTGCGATCAGGTCTGCATTGGCTAGCGATCTTCTTAACACCAAAGTCATCGCCGTATTGAATTAGTGTGCGCCATACCAAGTATAGTGCTTCCTTCAAACCTTCAGCGGCATTGCGAACTGTGTTGTCTTGAATGATTTGGTTTGGACTTAGAGCCATTTGTAGTTTAACACCACTGTTACCTGGTGCCATAACTTCTGGATTGAATACATCTTGTGGAGTAGTCATACCAACCATGGCCATTGTATCTTGTTGAATACGGTTCATGCCTGTTTCCAAGAAGTTTAAGTTACCACTTGGAGGAGGAATTTGGTAAATGTCTTTTTGTGGATCAAACTTACTATCTAGAATAAAGATAGCGGCTTCGCCATCTTGTAACATTTCAAAGTCTAACTTATCTGGTTTAACACCAATACGGGGAGTGGCAGTTAACAGACCCAATTGAATTTCGGCACGAGCCGCACTGGTAGCGTATTCCTGCATCGGGATAACCGATTCAGCGATACTCATGCCGTAGAAGTTACCAGGCAATGGTTTTGGACACATATTAGCAACTGGGATAAACTCTACTTCACGGGCACTGATAATATAACTGCCACTGTAAATTAATTCAATTAGTTCTAATTCGCCATCGCCATCAATATCGTATTTGTTCCATACTGTGACAACTGAAACCATTCTGCTGTCTGGATCTGCTGATGCCGCGCTACTAACTGGAATACCCATGACAGGAACACTATCACGGGCATGAATAGCCAAATTGTTTAATACTGAGCCTGCTTGATACGCACCATTCATGTTGTATTCAGCAAACTGTCTAAAGTTCTCCAAGTCACCTTGAATATCAGGATACAATTCTGTTACTTCTTGAATTGTCATTGGATCATAGTAACCACAGAATGGTTGATCCTTCATCTCTGGAACTGTAGGGTCACAGATCCAATAGTGTTGTGCAATAGGGTGAAACTTAATGTTAAGTCCATAACCTGTTACTTTGTATTTTGCTCGGTAAATTGTGTTACGCTTAATTGCTTCGTTGATGATTTCTTCTTGGCCAGTAACTTGGTTGTTTAATACTTCTGCTTGTCCTTCTGCTAAGGTAGCGTAGTTGTCTTCATCATCAGCCATACGCATACTTTCAATATGCTTGTCCAATAATTCATTACTTAATTCTTGTTTTTGTGCGCCAAGTAGTTGTTTGATCTCAGCCATTGCTTTGTCCATCTCAACTGTTACTTGACGCTTGGTTTGTCTTAATGTTTGTAAGCCGGATTCTGCGGCTTGTAGTTCAAATGCTTTAAGTTGTTCGTTAGTGCCCTGTGTTTCTACATAACGAGTAACAAGTTCGCGCACTGGCTTGATCATCATCATACCGTTTTTGTGCATACAAGCATCCATGACCCAACGCTCTAGAATAAAGTGCGGGTCATTCATTTGGTTAACAACTTTGCTAACCATTTCTGTTGCTTGGCGTGCGGCTTCTTCATCCCATTCACCATCAGGAACAAATTCAAAGTTAATCTCACCATTGGGCATTAGACCTTTAGCAATAACTGCTGTGGCATAATCAACAATAGGTTTAACTGTTGGGTGGATGTAATCAATACCATTGACAGGGGCAGTTGAATCAGTAACTGCTAAACAGAGATAATGATAATCGCTGGCTCTGTTAACAGCGTTTTTTGTTCCCAAATAGCGTAGGTAAGATGCCATTTTGACATCCATTTGATTCTTCATACGCACAAATGTAGCATTAATCTTTTTGTTTTGATTAATGTTTTGCACTGGGATATTTTTAATATCAAGCATAGTTCTTTTAGCCCTTTAGATAGTATTATTTAGCGTTTTCTTTGCTAGGCTCTGCGGGCTTGTCCTTGTCTTGGGGCTGGGGTTCGGGCTTGTCTTTTTTGCCGAATATAGTGTCCCAGTTGTCCCATATCTTTTTAATGTCTTCGTTGCGTCGTTGACTGCCTTTGCTCATATAATTTCTCCTGGCATAATAATTCTAGGGCGATTTAGTTCGTCTTGTAAATTGCAAGCATGGCATACTGCATGTTCTGCATCTTCGTCATCTAATTCGTAGACTGTGTGCGGTGTCATAGCAGTCATTGCGGCTATTTCAAATGCTTGTGCGTGTTTTTCACATAGGATCATTGTGTTATCTTCTATTGCACAAATGAACTTCTTTTCTATATTATTGATTTGGGTCATATGCTTGTTTCCATGCTGGTTTATTACTATAATCTCTTGTTACATATCTATCTCGTTGCGCTCTCATTCTGTCTGCTGGAGTGCGGTTATCCCAGGGCTCGGCGATTCCTTGGAGACATGCAAGTAGTGCATACCTAGCACTATCAATACAGTCATCAGGATCACTAAATCTTCCTTTTTCATCTACGAAATAGTTTTGTGCTTCGCTTAAGAATTGAGTGCAGTTTTCATTAACCATCAAACTACCAACTTCTAGCATTTGGCGCATTTGGTTAATGCCATATGCTTTGTGATTGGTTACTCTACCCTGCATATCGGGCGGATTCATGATTGCTTTATCATATACATTTAGTTCATATGACTCAAATAATTCACGAATGGAATTGGAACTCATTGTGTATCTGCCACTAGTGCTAGCATCAGCAGGTAGCACAATAGGACAACCAAAAACCTCAGGACGAAGGAGATGATTAATATACTGTGTGGGGACTGCTTCTTCAACACCCTGCACAACAATTTGTCTATGTAGGAAAGCAGTTCGCTCATATGGGTCCCAATACATTAATGATATAACAGTTTTGTCGTTAACCAAACCTAAGTCAAGTGCAATAACTCTATGTATGTTTGGCATGCGTGTGAAATCATATTCACCAGATTTGTATAATGGCCAGTTACCAAGTTGAAACACAGCACCTTTACCCATAACAGGTTTACCAGCAATACGAGCCTCACGCTCATGTGGCAAGTAATCTCGTTCTAGTTGTCGTCTTGTTTCTTTTAGTAGGAATGGTTCTCCCCATGGACTGTATTCTGGCACATCGTCCCATGACACACGAATGTATTCATAGCCTTCTTCTTTGTTCCAGAATTTACTTACAAGGCCATTAAGACCTTTAAGTGGTGTGAACGAACATAAAACTTTACCCTGGGTGGTAGCAGTTCGCGTAACAATTTCACTGAAAAAGTCGTCGGGTGGTTGTTCATCAAATACCGCCAAATTAAGTTTAAAACCTTGAAGTTGTCTAACTTCTTGAGTGTAGTTGGCAAACAACAAATAACTTTTGCCGCCACTTATATGTTTAATTTCACAGCCAATACAGTTGGCACCATCGTTACGCATAGTGTCAATGATAATACAATCTTTAGGAATAGCACCAGTGCCAAGATTTTCTGTTATCTTAACATCTTGTGTTCCTAACAATTCTGCTTGCAATACCAGTGCCACCTGACTCCAACCTTCACCTGCTACCATACAAGTGATAGGGCTGTTAAATCTATGTCCTTGCCACCAATCAGGATAGCGTCCAGTCAAATGCATGGCAGTTTCATAGCAAGTGCTAACTGTTTTACCAATACGGTTAGCAGCCAGCACGCCTCTGCGTTCATTCTTTGGATTTTGTCCAGTTTCAAAGAATCGTTTTTGATGTTCAAATGGCCTAAAGTATTTGAGTTGATTATACTTCATGTCGTCAGCCACAGTCATGCTTAAATCTATTAACTGAGTCTTTAGCGGACCCGGAATAGTTTTAAGTGCGTCAACTGTTAAATGATGTTCATCAACAACATAGCGCAATGCTCTGGACATCAATACTTCACTGCCCAGCATTACTGCACCTTATTGTTTTTTAATTGTCGTTGTAGCCAGTCTTGTAAAATATCTACTTCTTCATATGTTAGAATTAGATGTATGTTTAGATCTTCACGATCATCATGGTTTAATCTAAATGTAAGTTCAAACTGATCTGGACCAGTCCAAATACCACCTACATCAACACCACTGTCTTCATCACAGGTTAGGTTGAACATTTTTTAATTGCTCCTTAACAGTATAAATGTCTAGTATTGCTCTAGCCATACATGCTAGTTCGTCAGGGTGCATTTTCCATGTATCTGGATCAGTTACATCTACACCATCACGCTTGTCTAATCCTGCTTGTAAGCGTTCTGTTAGCAAGCGTAGGATATGTTCTAATTGTCCGGGAAACTTTTCAGCAAAAGCCACTCTGTGACTGGCATTGATTTTTTGCATTATCAATGTGTCGCTGACTTTTGCTTGTTCAGTTGCGCGACGGATTTCTGCGTCGCGGCTGGTCATTTGTCCAAGTCCCAAACATTGGTTACAACATTGTCACCTAGTGTAATAAATTCTCTGTCAATCCATGTATCCCATTGGTTGCTGTTGTTTACTTTGAAACTTTGCATTAGCGCACGAAGTTTACGACCTTGTGGTGTTAATGTGCCATCACTGCGAACGATTGTTTGTTCACCGGTGCGTGGATCAACCCATTTAATAACTTCAGGACGCTCACGACCATATTTGTCCAACTTCATGCCACTTGGGCGTTGGTCAATTGGTCCAACAACTTCATAACTGATTTCACCTGTCTTATACTTACGGAAGTATACTGAGACTTTTTTGTCCTGCATTCTATATTCAAAGTCAGTGTGTGGGATACCATTGCTGACGAAAATATTTTGCATTTGACTAGGATCAGGTAATGTTTTATCTCGTGCTGGTTTTTCTTTTAGTTCTTCCACTGGAACCAATTCAGTTCTATCAATATATGGATTTTCACCGCCAATGAACTTTGGATCAACTTCAATACCATTAAGCACATCCATGGCCACTTGATATTTGAGTTTGTTGGCACGACCTTTTAAGTTTAGAACAATGCCTGTTTCGTCAAAGACAAAACGCTCTAGTTCTTTGGCAGTAGGAAAGTCTGTCATTAAACCATCCATGTCAAAGTCTGCATTGCTTATGCTTTTAGGAGCAGTGGCCGCAACTTGTGTGGCTACTTCCATAATTTCGTCTGCTGTGATTTCTGTGGGAGCCTTGTCGTCCCAGGGATTTTCCACCTGTGCTGTTGGTGGAGGTGATAATTTTTTGCTCATTTCTTTTCCTTTTCTATTCAAAATGGGAGACTTGTGTCTCCCATGTATTTAACTCTTAAAACAGAGTTGCGCCTTTGCCAAAAAAGTGGCCGGGATTAAATCCGCCGCCATACTGTTGACCAGGCATCTTCATACTTTCAATTTGCTTCAATGCTTCATTCATGCCATCCATGTTTTTGTGCATTTGTTGAAAATATTGTTGTTGCTGTTGCTGTCCTTGATTAGGTTGCTGTGGCTGATTAGGCTGAGGCAGTTGGTAACCAGGCTGGTTATACATTGCGTTTGGCATATCAAATATATTGCGAGCACGCATATCATAGTCCTGGAATGGATTTTTTAATTCCATAGTGCTGGCTTCAAAGCCTGGATCTTGATATGGCTTATATTCGCCTGTAGATATCGTGCCCTTGCTCATATATTACTTCTTATACTTACTAGGCAACTTGCTTCCGTTAGCAGTTGGATTAACCTTAGGACCTGTGTTGCTGTGTAAGCCTTCAAGTGCTGGATTAGTTTTACCTGCTTGACCACGACCACGCATTTCAAGTGCTGATGTAACCATATCGGCTAATGCTGACTTTTCACTACCGCTGGCGCTTTTAGCACTCATAAAAGCACTACGCTTGCTGGTTGTGCCAGCATTACCTGTTGTAGGGCCACGCTTTTGGTTAATAGGTTTGCTTTGTGGATTTGTAGACATTATTCATTTCCTTTTGTTGGGCCACGACCAACATTCATTCTGTCAGCGTTACCATTGTAATTTTGACCTGCTTTTGGATCAAATGCACGAGTGCCACCGGGAGTGCGAACTTGTGCTTTGCCAGTAAACATTTCTTTACCAGTTGCGGGCATTGCTGTGCCGCCACCAGTAGGTCCACGACCAAAGTTTACTTCGCGACCATCATTGCTGTGACCGCTCCATTGATTCTTAGCGTATGGGTTTGTGCCGCGACTAAATCCAGGAGCAGCCGCGCCAGTTGCTGGGTTTACTTTTTCAAACTTCATTTTGATTTTCCTTT